TTGCTAATAAAATTATAAAAACAAATAGTTATAGAAAATTTAGCTTAGTAGTTGAACCTAAATAGTCACAATTCAAAAATTTTGTGAAGGAGTGAATGAAGATGATGAAAGCAACACCAAAATTTGATAAAGAATTTGAAAAATGGGTAATTGATATTGAAACAGAGGATGGAGAAGTAATTCCAGTAGGGCATACAATAGAAGAGTCTATCGGGTTATTTGAAATATGTAAATGGGACAGTGAAGAACAAGCAGAAGATTGGATTAAAGCAAGACCAGAAAAATTCTATATTTAAAGGAGAATAGCAAATGGTAGATGTAAAAGCTTTAAAAATGTGGAGTATAAGTATATCAATGCTAGGTGGAAAATCACCAAAAATAAAATATTTATGTGGAAAGTGTGGATCATATAATACGACTAGAATATCACTAGATGCAGTAAATGCAGGAAACCCTTATGTAGTATGTGCATATTGTGGGGAAATCAATAATACTAAACTAACATTAGGATAGTTGATAATTTAAAAGGAGTGAAATATATGGAATATATAAAAGAAGTTAATATAAATGAGGCAGTAGTTCATATATTGGATAACAATAGTGAGGAGCCAGTATTAAATGAATATAAATTAAGATTGGATGATGAATGTTATAAATATATATTAAAACATATAGACAAATGTCTAAAGGATGAAGAATTAAAATATGCAAAATTTAATGAAGAGAAAAATGTAGTAAAAGAAATTTCGCAGGAATATTTAAATGGTCAAAATGATTTATTAGATGTTTCTAAAGAACTGGCTAGACAACTTTTTATATTAATGAAAGGTAATGATAATATATCATCCTGTGACTTGATGATAGTTTCTATATCAACAGAATATGGTCCAATGTTAGCTATATTAAAAATGGATTATGTTAAAAATTATATTCATGTAGTTGACATGGTAGAGGATAAAGTAGGTATAGATATAGTTCCAGAGTTTACAGGATTGCCTGCCAGTGCTCAAAAGATACAAAAGTGTGCATTTATAAAGCCTATAAGAGAAAATCAAGAATTTAATTTAATGGTCATAGATAAACAGAAGAAAATTAAAACTAGTGAAGAATATGGCTCAAATTATTTTATAAATAAATATTTGGGGTGCTGCATAGTAGAGAATGAAAGAGATGCTACAAAGAATTTTGTACAAGCTACGGAAAAATGGGTTAAATTTAACTTAAATGAAAATGCAGAAATATCAGCAAAAATAATAAGAGCAGTAAACAAAGTATTAAAAGAAAAAGATACCATAGATATAAAAGAAATTTCCAATAATATATTTGGGGAAAATTCAGATGCTAAATTGAATTACAAGGGATTTATTGCAGAACAGGGTATAAAAGAAAAAATAGATGTAGATAAGGAATGGGTAGATAAAAAATTTAAAAGAATAAGATTAAAGATAGATAGGGATATAGATTTATATATAGATAAAGAATCTTATCATGATGAATCAAGGTTTGAAGTTAAAAGAGTAGGGGATGGATCTGTAAATATAATAATTAAAAATGTTTATAATTATATGCAAAAGATAAGTGGAAAATAAAAATTAAATAGGTGTAAGGATTAAAGCGTGTATTCTTGCACTTTAGCTGTATTAGTGTATTATTACAATAATATAAAGAGGAGATTAATTATGGAAATTATATCAGGATATATTAAGTTCGGAAAGCAAATTAGTATATTTGATAAATATATGAATAATGAAAAAGAAACTAATAAAACTTTAAAGAAAAACCAAGATAAAGAGATGGAAACAGAAAAATAGAGCAGGTTAGAAGAAATACTAAAGAACAAAAAATAAAAAGAGAGCTAGTTAGTTTGGACAACCGGTTAGCTCTCTTAAAAATAAACTACTAGAGATATTGTAACATTATTGTATCTCGGTGGCAATATAGGAGGAAAAATTATGTGTAATACAAATAGCAAGGATGAAGTTGTAATTAAATTAGTTGGGAAATTATCTTTGGAGTTTCCAGAAATAAATCAATTAAAGGTTAGAGGACTAGTTGAAGAAGTTCTTTATAAATATAATATATTGCCACAAGAGAAAGCACTAATGAAAAGTGATGTAGAAGAAAAATTACAAATATACTTAGCATCTAAGAAATTGGATGGATTAAGTGTAAGAACATTAAAAAACTATGAATACAATCTATTAATATTTTCAAATCACTTAAGAAAGCCGTTAGCAATGGTGACAACCATGGATTTAAGAATGTTTTTAGCTGTGAGATGTAAAGCTATGAAACAAACTAGCATGAACGGTCAAATATCAATTTTAAAATCATTTTTTAGTTGGCTTGCTGATGAAGAGTATATACCTAAAAATCCAGCTAAAAAATTGAAACAAACTAAAGAACCTAAAAGGTTACGACGTGCATTAAGCCAAGAAGAATTAGAGATGTTAAGACAAGCAACTGAAACAGATAGGGAAAAAGCTTTAATAGAGTTTCTGATAAGTACTGGATGCAGACTTTCAGAAGTGGTTGGGGTAGATAAGGCGGATATTAATTGGCATGAAATGAGTTTGCATGTTATAGGCAAAGGAAATAAAGAGCGTAAAGTTTATTTTAATATTAAAACCAAAATTTTATTAAAGAAATATTTAGGAAATAGGAAGGATGTTAATCCAGCATTATTTGTAGCAAGTAAAGGGCCCCATAATAGATTGGGTGGGAGAAGTATTGAGAGAGAAGTTAAAAAAGTTGCTAAAAGAGCTTGCTTAGATAAATCAGTATATCCACATTTATTTAGACATAGCTATGCAACTCATAATCTTAATAGTGGAATGCCACTACCAGTGCTACAAAATTTAATGGGACATGAGGATAGTGCTACAACTATGATTTATGCAGAATTGTTAGAAGAAAACATTCAGCATGAATATAAAAAAATATCTTAAGGAGTGTAACTATGGTTAAGATGAGAGGAAAAACAAAAATACTTGTACTGCCGTACAGAAATTTCAAACATAGGATTAGACTTACAAAAAGATATGAAAAAGATTATGTTATAGAGAATATGAATGGTTATTTGTATATGGTTAGGAGGGCATAAGGGTGATAGAAGTTATATTTGGTAGTGTAGCAATAGTTAGTTTAACTATATTAATGGCAGTTATAAAGATTAATAAGAATAAGTGCAATTTATGCCATTATAATTGCGAAAAATGTAAAGAGAAAGACGTATGTGCTATAAAAAAGGAGGACAAGAAGCGTGGTAAATAGAAAAATGTTTAAAAAATATAAAAGGAATGTAGAAAATGATTTAAGAAATTATCCATATTGGTTATTGGCTATAGAAACTCCAGGTTTAGGATCACCTAACAGATGGGGACAAGTAAGCCAACATAGTTACTCAAAAACAAGTACTGTTGAGGAAGATATGCTGAGGGACATGGAAAAAAGATGGAAAGTAGATGTAATAACTAAAGTATTAACACTTTTACTTCCTACAAGTAAAAGAATAATTGAAGAATGGTATTTTAGAGATGGTATAAAGAGAGAAGAGTTATTAAAAGAATTAGATATAGATAAAAATAAATTTTATTTCTATAGGGATATTGCTTTAGAAAAGTTTATGGTATCACTAGGATATATTAAATAATAAAAAAAGTTAGACAAATTACAGACAAATTACAGACAATTTTAATGCAAAAACAAGAAACATAATGTAATATATGATATAAGGGTTAAAAGCCCATGCAGGGGTTTTATCGTACAATAAGGCAACTGTGAAAATTAAAAAAATAAACATATTGTGTATGTACTAAAAGCACTTAAGGTAAAAAAACCTTAGGTGCTTTTTATTCATGAAAGGATGTGAGGATATGCCAGGTACTTATACAAGCTATATATGTTGTAAATGTAAAAAAGAATTTGTTTTATTAAGTGAAGATGTAGAAATTTTAAAAGGATACTTGGTATGTCCTTACTGCACTAGTAGAAGAGTTAAAAAAGAAAGAATAAATGACATTTTAAAAGAATGTATGAAAGAAAAGGTATATAAGAGGGTACATGGAGCAATAAGGCAGGTGACAAGATGAAATGAATTTTGTCGAGCCTATAAGAGATACTCAAAAGGTAAGAGATATCCAGGAATATCTTAAAAGAACAAATGAAAGAAATTACATTCTCTTTATTACAGGAGTTTATACAGGATTAAGAATATCGGATATATTAAAACTTAAAGTGCAAGATGTTAAAGGTAAAAGGTTTATATACTTAAGGGAGAAAAAAACATCTAAGCAAAACATAATAGAGATTAATAAGCTTTTAGAAAAAGAATACAAGTGGTATTGCTCAGATAAAGAACTGGATGAATACTTAATTAAGAGTAGAGAGGGTGTAAATAAGGCGTTATCTAGAGTACAAGCTTATGGGATAATTAAGAATGTTGGAAAAGATTTTGGAATAGAGAATCTAGGGACACATACTTTAAGAAAAACTTTTGGGTATCATTATTATAAACAAAGAAAGGATATAGGAACTCTCATGAAAATGTTTAATCACAGTTCTCCGTCAATAACATTGAGGTACATTGGAATAATTCAAGATGAAATGAATAAAGCCAGAAGAAATTTTACTATCTAAATCTTTTTTTAAAACAGTAAAGTTTAACATAATGAGCCTGTGTTAAATTGATTTTTACTAAATTGCATTAAAGTATTGAAAAATAAATGCTTAAGGTAACTAAGAAGAGTTTAACAGAATATTAGATATGTTTGATTAGATAAGTGAAAAGAGAGGTGTTATTATTGGTAAGCTGTAATAAATGTAATAAAGATTTTGAAATTGAAATTAAAACAAAATATTATTACAAATTAGAGATTCAATACTTTATATGTCCTCATTGTGGAAAGAAATATACTTATGCGGTTATAGACAATCATATAAGAGAAAAGCGTAAAGAGTTAAATAGTATAAAAGAGAAGATAAAGCAATGCACTAAAGAGAAGCAAATTAATAGACTTATTAATGAACAGAAAAAGATATTAAGAGAGATGAAGGAACATAGCGATAAGTATATTAAGAGGTTAGAAGTAAGCACTCAATAGGGTGTCTTTTTTATTTGGAGGTATAGGGTTGGAAGATATAAAGTTATTAAAAATAGATTATGAATATTTAATTCTTATGTCTATGGAAGGCATGGAGAAAGAAGAATTAACTGGATATGTAATTGAGTTTAATTACAAAGGATTAAAGCAATGTAAGATTCGTATCAAAGCAAATAAAGAGTTGAGTATAGAGAAAATAAAGGAAAGAATATGGAGGGAAATACAATGTTAGATTATAGAGTAATAACTAAGGAAGAGTATAAAAAGATAAGATTAAATAGTGTTAGTGCTTCAAGTATATGTGAGGGAATGGTTAAGCAAATAGATGAGGAATGGGATAGATTAAGAAAAGATTATAACTTTGTTATAGCAGCAGGTTTAAAAGATAAGCCTATGTTTTATAGTGTAGAGTATTTCAATGGAAATGTATTGAATGGCAAAGATAAGTCAAAGGCTTTGACTTTAAAATTAAAGCTAGATACAACAGAGTTTGAGAATAAATTAAATAAAATAGAAAAACAATTAACAAGAATAAAAGATTTAAAGGATATGTTAAGGTTTGATAAAGCTTTAAATGAAGTTAAGAACATAACAATAAACAATAGCATAGATATGAAAGACATGATAGAGAAAGTTAAAAAGGTGGTAGATTTTTAATAAATAAAGATTATGAGAAAAGAATTACTTAAAGCAATTGAACAAGGATATGTTAAAACATTTTATAAGAGTACAGAATGGATAAAAAAAAGGAAAGATATAATCAAAAGGGATAATAAAGAATGTCAAAGATGTAAAGCTAATGGTAGATTTCATGTAGCAGAGTGTGTGCATCATATAAAACACTTGAAGGATAGACCAGACTTAGCACTAACAGATAGTAATTTAGTTAGTCTATGTTATACATGTCATAATGAAGTGCATCCAGAGAAGTTACATAGGAATTATAAACCTAGATTTAAGAACAAAGAACGCTGGTAAGCCTTGATATTACTGCCCCCAGTTGAAAAATTGAATTTTTTCGGAGAGCTAAAAGACCGGGGGAGTACAAGACAAAAGATATTTTTTTAAAAGTTTTGCGTGAGAGGGGGGTGCAACTCAACAAAATAAAGGATGCAATTTTAAAAAACATACTAGAATTGAGGTGGTGATTTTGAATGAAAAGGAAAGTTTAATAATTAAAGAGAAAGCTTATAAAGACTACATTAGCGGAATGAAGTATAAAGATATAGCAGATAAATACAATATATCTATTAATACAGTAAAGTCATGGAAGCGTAGATTGAATTGGCAGAGAAAAATGGACACAAAAAAGGGTGCAAAGTTGCAAGAGGTGCAGCAGTCAGCAAAAGAAATTAAGGAAGACTTGCTAAACCAATTAAAGGAAAATGAAACGTATGGAAAACATTATGAGGATCTAATTAATGACTACATGGCTTTATGGGATATTAAGAATAGACTTATAGCAGATATTAAGGAGCATGGTGTATCAATAGAATGGAACAATGGGAAACAAGCTGGCAAAAAGAAAAATGACAGTATACCAGAACTTAATAAAACAAGTGCTCAAATGCTTAAAATTTTAGCAGAGTTAGGATTAAAACCATCACCGAAAGAAAATGGCGATAATGATGATTACGAAATGTAAATTTAATAAATACATTGATGATTATATGGATAAAATCTGTAGTGGAAAGATACCAGCATCTAAAGAATTACATCAAGCTATGGATTATATTGAAGAAAAGTTAAGTGATGATGATGTAATCATAAAACATGATATGATTGATAAGGCCATAGAGCTTACCGAACGATACTTCGATATGAAGTTATTAGATTGGGAGCTTTTTATTTTTGCTTTAATTCATTGCTATTATAAAAGCTCTGATATGGTTGTGTTCGATGAATATTTAATTGTTATGGGCAGAGGTAATGGTAAGAATGGTTTTATAAGTCCTGTATCTTGGTATTTTACGACACATTATCATGGAGTAAAAGGCTATAACGTAGATATAATTGCTAATAATGAGGAACAGGCAAAGACAAGTTTTAATGATGTTTATGAAGTATTAGAAAATACATGGACTAAATCTAAAAAGTTTTTTACTAAGACTAAAGAAGAAATAAAAAATAAAAAAACTAAAAGTTATATTAAATATAATACTAGCAATGCAAAGACAAAAGATGGTAAGCGTAGTGCGTGCTTAATATTTGATGAAACACATGAATATGAAACGTATGATACAATAGATGTTTTTACTTCTGGATTCGGAAAGAGAAAACATAGTCGTACTTTTAAAATTACTACAAATGGTTATGTACGTGATGGTGTACTAGATGAAGAACTTCAGGTGGCAAAAGATGTGCTAGATGGTAAAATAAAAGATCTTGGGCTATTGCCACTTATTTATAAGATAGATAAAAAGGAAGAAGCGCAATATCCAGAGATGTGGGTAAAAGCTAATCCTAGTTTACTCTATTTCCCAGAACTACAAAAGGAAATGAAAAAAGCATTTGTAAAGATGAAATATCAACCGCATATTGCAATAGATTTTATGACTAAGAGAATGAATTTACCTGCACAAGACAATTTTACAGCAGCAGTCCCATGGGAAAAAATTAAAAAGACTAATAGACCAATTCCATATGAAGAATTAGAAGGATTAGAGTGCTTAGGTGGAGTGGATTATGCCAAGGTAACTGACTTTGCATCATGTGGTTTATTTTTCAAATACAATGGTCTTAAATATTGGATAGAGCACACATTTGTATGTCATAAGGCTTTAGAAATAGAAAGTAGACCTATTAAGTTCCCTGTAAGAGATATGGAGGAAAGAGGACTTATAACAGTAGTGCAAGAGGATAGCATAAAACCCGAGTATCTTGCTAATTGGTTTTTGGAACAAAGAGAAAAATATAATATAAAAAATATATTTGCAGATGATTTTAGAATAGATTTATTAAAAAGTGCATTTGATGGAGTAAACTTACCATTAGAGAAAGTTAGAAGTGGACCAATAACTCATGCTAAGGTTGCTCCTTTAATAGAGAGTACTTTTGCGGAGGAAGAAATAATAATGGGAGATAATCCTACAATGCGTTGGTATATAAATAACACTTATCAAGACGTAGACAAAAAAGGTAATACAACATATTTAAAGATAGAGCCAAAGACACGAAAAACTGATGGCTTCTTTGCATTAATTCATGTGTTTAGCAGGGAAAGTGATTTGAAAGAGCAAACAGGATATATAAGTTTAGATGTTCACACTTACTAGAAAGGAGGTGGAGAAATTGGGATAAGTAATTGGTTTTTTAATTTGTTTAGCAAAAATAAGATAGTTAAACTTGATGGAGAATATGGAGATTTAGAAGGAGAATTGTTTTATAAGCGATTGGCAATAGAAAGCTGTATTAATTTAATTGCAAATTGTGTTAGTGAAAGTGAGTTTTTAACTTATGAAAAAGGAAAAGAAGTTAGAAAAGAAAATTACTATCTTTTTAATGTAAAACCTAATCAGAATTTATCTAGTTCAGAGTTTTGGAAAAGAGCTGTTTACAAATTATTTTTAGACAATGAGCTACTAATAGTACAAATACATAATAAATTTTATATTGCAGATAGCTTTGATACTGACGAATTTGCATTAAAAGATAATATTTATAAAAATATTCAAATTCATGATTATACTTTATCAGATACTTTAAAAGAAAGTGATGTTTTTCATCTAAAACTTAATAATTCTAATATAAAGAATATAATTGATGGATTATATTCTGGATATGCAAAATTAATTAAAGCTGGACAAATAAGTTATATAAAATCAAAAACGCGTAGAGGTGTATTAAATGTACCTGCAAGTTACCCTCAAACGCAAAAAGCACAACAAGACTTACAAGATATAATGGATGATAAATTTAAAACATTCTTTCAAAGTGAAAAGGATGTTATTTTACCATTAACCAACGGTTTAACTTACGATGAATTAGGTATTAACAACAAGGGTAAGAGCGTTGGTGAGGTAAGGGATGTTCGTTCCTACATCAATGATATTTTTGATTTTGTAGGTATAGCTTTTAATGTACCACCACAACTTATAAAAAATGATATAGCTGATACAGATAATGCTATTAATAATTTACTTATGTTTTGTATAAATCCACTTACAAAATTAATTTCTGATGAAATAAATATGAAGTTTTATAAAAAAGCTGACTATTTAGAAAGAACCTACACAAAAATAGATACTAGTAGAATAAGAGTTACAACTCTTAAAGATATTGCCTATGCATTAGATATACTAACTAGAAATGGCATAAATGAAGTAGATGATAATTTAATAGCTTTAGGAAGAGAGCCTAGAGGTGGAGAGATAGGAAAACAAAGATTTATAACTAAAAATTATATGCCTATTGAAGAAATGATAAAGGAGGGAACTTAAATATGGATAATATAAAAATTCCTAAGATACAAACTAAGCTGCAAGTGAATAACTCTATTGAAAATGATGTGGCTGAAATGTATTTATATGGGACTATAAGAAAAGCATATTGGTGGGAAAATGAAGATGATTGCATTAGTTCTAATCGTGTTAAAAATGCACTTGCGGATTTAAAAGATAAAGACATTAATATTCATATCAATAGTCCAGGCGGAGATGTATTTGAATCTATATCGATATGCAATTTATTTAAGCAACATAAAGGAAATATAACAGTTATTGTAGATGCTGTAGCTGCATCTGGTGCTAGTGTTATTTCTACTGGAGCAGATAAAGTTATAATGTTTTCTAATAGTATGATGATGATTCATAAGGCTTGGACATGTACAGATGGAAATGCAGATGATTTAAGAAAAGTTGCTGCAGATTTAGATAAAATGGATAGTGCAGTTTTAGCATCTTACAAAGATAGATTCGTAGGCACAGAGGAAGAATTAAAAGCATTAATAAAAGAGTCAAACTGGTATACGGCCGAGGAATGTAAGTTACTTGGATTTTGTGATGAGATACTAGATAAACAACAGGAACCGGAAGAACCTAGTCAAGAAGATATTAAAAATTCTATTTTAAATAAGTATATGAATAAAGTTAAAGAACCACAGGCACCTAAACAGGAACCACAAGTGGTTGAAAATAAAAATAAACAAGCTATACAAAATTTGTTTAAAAATTTAGGAGGTATTAACTAATGGCAATGATTAATCCAGATTTACAAAATAAAATACAGGCAGAAACACAAGAAAAAATTAAAAATGCATTAGAAACTGGTAAGACAGAGGATTTATCTAATGCAATAGTAGCTATGGCTACAGATATTGAAACCAACATGATGAAGCAAGCGAAAGCTGCTATAAATGAAGATTTGAATGATAAGGCTGTATTAAATAAAAGAGGTTTAAATCCTTTAACTGCGGAAGAAACAAAATACTATAATGAAGTAATATCAAAAGGCGGATTTAATGGTATAGAAGAACTAATGCCTAAAACTGTAATAGATAGAGTATTTGAGGATTTAGAAAAGGAACATCCTTTGTTATCTAAGATAGACTTTGTTAATACCACAGGAATAACGGAATGGATAACTAGAACTAAAGAGGTTGAAGGGGCATGGTGGGGACCACTTGCGGATGAAATTAAAAGGAAATTAGATAATGGCTTTAAGAAAGAAAAGACAAACTTATTTAAACTAAGTGCTTATATCCCGGTTACTAAATCTATGCTTGATTTGGGACCACAATGGCTAGATAAATTTGTAAGAGCAATGCTTACTGAATCTATGGCTATTGCTTTGGAATTAGCTATTGTAGCAGGAACAGGAAAAGAACAACCCATAGGAATGATAAAAGATTTATCTGCAGCAGTAACAGATGGAGTGTATTCAGATAAAGTAGCTACTAAATTAACAGACTTTTCTCCAGCGACTTTAGGTAAAAACATCATGGCTCCACTTACTAAAGAAGGAACTAGAAATGTAACGGGAGTTATAATGGTAGTTAATCCGGTGGATTATTGGGAAAAAATTTTTGGACAAACTACTTTTTTAACTGCATCAGGAACTTATGTATATGGATTATTACCAATCCCAGGAGATATAGTACAATCCGTTGCGGTTCCAAAGGGTAAAATGATAGTTGGTATGGCTAAAGATTATTTTATGGGTATAGGATCTAGCCAAAAAATTGAGTATTCTGACCAGTATCATTTCCTAGAAGATGAAAGGGTATACCTTGCTAAGCAATATGGCAATGGTAAGCCAAAAGATAATGATAGCTTCCTAGTTTTTGATATAAGCAATTTAGAAACAGAACCACCAAAAGCTACTAAGGCTAAGTAGGTGTGATAAATGCTTGAAGAGTTAAAAAGATATCTTAGAGGAGAAGACAACGAGGATATTTTAAGTGATATATTAAAGGATGGAGAAAAATATTTAAATAGATTAGCTGGGATTGAGTTGGATTATTCTAATAATATCCTGGCTAAAACTCTTTTATTGGACTATTGTAGATATAAATATAATAATGCAAGTGAATATTTTTTAGAGAATTTTAGAGAAGATATTTTAAGGTTGCAATTAGAAAGTGCGGTGATGGATAGTGCTAACCAAACAGCAAACAATGAGGAAATTAGCACAAGTAAGAAATAAAAAAATTAAGTTTATAGTTATAGAGGAGGGGATAGATGATGATGGATACCCGACAAATGGAGAGAATTTAATTCATGAGTGTTATGCGAGTGTAAGAGGATTAAGGGGTAGAGAATTTTACAATGCCGCAGCAGTACAAGCCCAAGATGACAAGATCTATAATTGTAGATACTTTAAAGGGCTTACACCAGATATACAAATAAAATATAATAAAAAGCTCTACAATATTAAATCTATAAATGATTTAAATGAAAGACACGTTGAATATGAAATACATGCAAGTGTGGTGAATTCTAGTGGCTAGTATGGAATTAGATGGAATGGATAACTTAATTAGAAAAATAGAAGATATGGGGAAGGCTGGAACTAAGATAGAAAATAAAGCATTAAAAAAAGCTGGGGAGTTAATTGTAGAAGAGGCTAAAAATAATGTTCCGTTTAGAAAAGGAAAACTTAAAGAAGGGTTAAAAGTATCTGGTGTTCGTAAAAAGAATGGAAATAAATTTGTTTTAGCTGGAATACAAAAAGGAGATAATAGCAAGATATTCTATGGTAAATTTTTGGAATTTGGCACAAGCAAAATGAAGGCAAGACCTTTTATGGGACCAGCTTACGAATCTAAAAAAGAAGAAGCTAAGGAAGTGATAAAAGACGAATTAAGAAAGGGGTTAGGGTTATGAGCATAAATAAATTAATAATAGATGCTTTAAAACATTTAAATGTACCAATAAAATTCCAAACTTACGGGGGTAAAGAAGAAACATATATAACTTTCTTCACATATTTGGAACAGGGTGAAGAGTATTCAGATGATTTAGAAGAAGATACTGGATTTTATGTGCAGATAGATTTATGGTCTAAAGGTAATTTAGAAAAATTAAAAATAGACACAACAAAATTATTAAATGCGAATGGATTTATAAAAAGAACAATCCATGACGCACCATATGAACCTGATACTAAAATTTATCACAAAGTATTGAGGTTCTTTTTTAATGTTAAAAATGAGGAGGATGAATAATGAGAGAAATAGGATTTAGGAAACCAACCGTAGCACCAGTAACAGATAATACAGAAGAAACATATACAGCTGGGGATTTAATTAGATTAGGTAGAGGACTAGAATGTAAAATAGATAGGAAGCAAGATAAAGTTGAATGGGAAAGTGACGATACGGTAGAGAAAGTAATATATGGAGATCCGGCTTATGATGTGACAATAACAATAAATGAGCTAACAGATAAAGTTAAGTGTACTTTATTTGGAGGGGAAATAATAAAGGGAGTATATGTACCACCAGCCAATAGTGTTCCTCAAGAAGTTGCTTACCTAGATGAAGTACTTAGAGATGATGGGACATATAAAAAAAGATGTTTATATGTTGGGACATTTAGTTTACCTAGTGATGATAATAAAACAAAGACTAAGAAGCCAGACAGCAAAGGAATACAATTAAAAGGAACTTTTTATAGAAGATTAAAAGATGGTTTGCCAGAGATAACCTTAGATGGGGCAGAACCAGACAGAGATAAGGAATTAGAAAAGGCTTGGTTTACTAAAGTGCCGGAACCACCAAAAAAAGATACAGTGCAAGAATAATTTATTAAATGATTTTTAGGAGGATTAATATATGGAAATAACATTAAAAATAGATAATAAGGATAAAACTTTTATAGCGCCATTTGTTAGTACAAGAAAATTAAAGGAAACGTTAGTATTGAGTAAAATGGTTCAAAATGGATTTGATGAGAAAGTATTAGATGAATTAGGCAATTATATAGTTGGTTTATATGGTAACCAATTTACATTGGATCAGTTACTAGATGGATTCCCAGCTAATGAATTCTTTGGTAAAGCAATTGAAGATTTAGAAACAGTAGTAGGAAATTTTGATAGTAAAGTAAAAAACTAAGTACTGGGGAAGAGGATGGCGGAGGCACTCTTACCCCAGAAGAGTTTATGTTAGATTTATATAGCAGTCTTATAGATAAAGGATGGACTATGATTGATATAGATAATATGGATATATTTTATTACTTTGATATATTAGCTTATAAAATTAAAATAGAAAAAGATAAACAGGAAGGTAATACATTAAAGGGCCTTCCTGAAGATGATTAAAGACTAGGAATTATTCCTGGTCTTTTTATTTTGTAGGGAAGGAGGTAGATGAATGGCTGAAGATGTAGGAAGTTTGGTTGTTAAAGTAGCTATGGATAAGTCTAACTTTGAAGAAGGCATACAAAACCTTAATAGATCTATGAGATTAGTACAGAGTGAATTTAAAAATGCAACATCTGGACTTAAGGACCATGGCAAGGGTTTAGATGGACTTAAATCTAAACAAGAGATGTTATCTAAGACTATAGAATTACAAGCTGAAAAAGTGCAGAAATATAAAGCTAAAATAACAGAAAGTGAAAAAACATTAAAAGACAATAGTAAAGCACATGCGGAATTAAAAGAAAAAGTAGATAATGCTAAAAAAGCTTATGAAAGTTCAGAAAAAGCTTTAGGTAAAAATGCAGAAGAAACAAAAAAACTTAAAGCAGAATATGAAAAACTTGATAAACAGTATGCTGATAGTGAAGAAAAAATAAGAAATAATGTACGTGCTATAGATAATTGGAATGTCAAGGCTAATAACGCCGAAGCTAAATTGAAAGAAATGAAAAGCACACTTTCTAATGTAAGTAAAGAAATAAATAAACAAGAAAGTGCATGGAATAAAATTTCAAAAAAACTTGATAGCATAGGACAGAAGTTCCAAAGCGTAGGAAAGAAAATGGAGTCCATAGGCAAAGATATGAGCACAAAGATAAGTGCTCCGATAGCAGGAATAGGAATACTAGCCTCTAAAATTGGAATGGATTTTGAAGCTAGTATGTCTAATGTATCCGCTTTGAGTGGAAGTACAGGAAAAGATTTAAAGCAATTAGAAACAGCGGCAAGAGATGCTGGTGCAAGCACTAGTAAGAGTGCAAAAGATGCAGCAGATGCTTTAGGTTATATGGCTTTGGCTGGCTATGACAATAAACAAATGATGGAAGCATTAATGCCAGTATTAAGATTGTCTGAAGCTGGGAATTTAGATTTAGCACGTACTTCTGATTTAGTAACAGATTCTTTAAGTTCTCTAGGAAAAAGCACTAAAGACCTCCCAGTATATCTTGACCAAGTTGCTAAAACCGCCGCAAGTAGTAATACAAATATAGATGCACTTATGGAAGGATTAATTGTTTGCGGTGGCACAGTTAAAAATTTAAATGTACCTTTAGATGAAGCAAATACGCTCTTAGGAACATTAGCAAATAGAGGTATTAAAGGTAGTGAAGCAGGTAATAGTTTTAACTCTATATTAATAAATCTTACTTCTGGAGCTGGTCAAGCAGGTGAAGCAATGGAAAAGCTTGGGTTAAAGGCTTTTGATAGTAATGGTAAATTTAAAGGTGTAACAAATGTACTTTTAGAACTTAAGGAAAAGACTAAAGATATGACAGAAGAAAATCGTAATATGTATCTTAGTATGATAGGAGGTAAAACACAACTTACAACTTTACAGGCTTTATTATCTGGTGTTGGAGAAGAATATGGAGATTTAAGAGGAAAGATACAAGATAGCAAGGGCGCTCTAAATGATATGGCCATAACTATGCAAGAAAATAACAAAGGTTCTATTACACAACTTAAGAGTGCTTTAGAAGAGCTAGGAATTAAAATATATGATATATTAAAGCCTAAAATTGCAGCTATAACTCAAAAGTTACAAGAATGGACTAATAAATTAAATAGTTTAACTCCAGCACAGCAACAAACTATAGTTAAAATAGCTGGTATGGTAGCAGCTATGGGTCCCCTATTGTTAATAGGAGGTAAGTTAGCTAAAGGTATCGGCAATATTTGCAAGGCATTTAGTACAGTTAGTGGAGCGATAGCGGTTGCAAAAACAGGAGCAGAGGCAGCAACTCCGGCTATAGGTGCATTAGCTAAAGTATTTGCACTTTTAAATCTTAAAATCATATTAATTGCAGCAGCAATCGGTGGCCTTATCTATGTAGGTAAAAAAGTTTATGATTACTTTAGTTCAGATTGTGTTAAATCAGTAGATTTATTTGCGGATAAAACTGAAAAAACAGCACAAAGAGTTAAAGCAGCAAATGGGCAAATGGTAACTGTTTATGGACAAACTACAACTAAAATTTCAGAGCAAACTAAAAAAGCTGTTGGATCTTATATGGAGCTAGATAAAGGAGCTACAAAAAGCCTTACAAATCTATATACCAATGGAATTAAAATAACACAGAAAAACGGAAAACAGTTACAAGATACTTATAATCAAATGAATACAGAGATTAAAAAGGGAATAGATAAACAACATCAAGACAGAATAAAAGGTATTCAAAAGTTTTTTACAAATAGTAAGTCCATAACAGACAAAGAAAAAACTCAAATTATTGCTAAAGAACAACAACATAATGCAAAAATGCAATCAAATCAACAAGCGCTAGCTAATAAGATTAATTCAATAGTCCAAAATGCTGCTAGTAAAAATAGGGAATTAAAAGCAGAAGAAGTAAAGGAAATTGAAGTATGTCAAAAGCAAATGCAAGAAAATGCCGTTAAGCACTTGTCTGAAAGTGAAACAGAATCCAAGGTTATAATGGAGAGGGTAAAAAGTTATAATGGCCGCATGAGCGCTGAACAGGCAAGTGAAGTCATTAAAAACGCAGAATCACAAAGGGTAAAAACTGTAGATCAAGCTAATAAGCAATTTTTAGAAACAAAAGCTAATATCGAAAATATGCGAGATGTAACAGGAAGCATAACTAAAGAACAGGCTGATAAAATGATAAAGGAAGCGGAAAAACAAAGAGACGGGAGCGTAAAAAAAGCAGGTGAATTAAAGCAAGGTGTAGTTACTAAAGTAAAAGAAATGAATTCTGATGTTATAAAAGATGTTGATACTTCAGATGGACATATAAAAACTACTTGGGAAAAAACAAAAGAATCTGTTTCTACAAAAGCACAGGAAATGAAAAATTCTGTGGTTGAAGCGTTTAACCAAAAGAAAAAAGAGGTAACTGATAAGGGCAACGAAATAAAAGAAAGTATAACCACAAAATGGAATGAAACAGTAGAATGGTTTAACACACTTCCAAGTAGGCTTAGAGAAAAAGCTCATAATATGTTTGAAAGTATGCGACAAGGAATAAATGAAAAAATGGTAAGTGTGAAACAAAGCGCTACAGATATTGGAGAAAGTATTAAAAATGCTTTTACATCTATTCCAGAAAAGATGCGTACTATTGGTCATGATATAATGGAAGGTCTTAAAAATGGAATTAGAAATAAAATAGAATCTGTAAAAGAAGCTGCCAATGAAGCAGCTAGAGCAGTAGAGGGAAAGGTTAAAAGCGCTCTAGGTATTAATTCACCATCCAGAGTTATGATGGAGTTTGGTAGATATACAAGCCAAGGATTGGCCTTAGGTATATTAGAAGATCTTGACAAAGTAGAAAAGGCAGCTAACTTAGCAGCACAAACTATTAAAGATATAACAGAAGGCAAATTATCAGATGTGAAGGTGAAAACTAATACAAATGATAAAGAAATAAAAGATAGAGTAGCACGCCAATTAAACTGGGGTGTTTACAATAAAAATGAATATCAAAAGTATCTAAACTTTGTAGATAAACTTAATAAAGAAGAAGTAGAAAAGTCAAAGGAATATTTAAAAGAAGACTATGAAAATAGGGTTAAAAGCGTAGAAGATAGGTTGCGAATTCTTAAAAATGAAAGCAACATAGAATTGCAAACAGAAAAGTCTAGGATAAATGCTCAAATATCATACTATCAAAAGCTACAAAAAAGTACTAAAGATAAAAGCGCTAAGGCTAGTTATGCTAATCAAATAGCTAGTTTAAGGCAATATCAAAAGCAGGTATTAAATACAACTAAAGCAAACCAAAACGCTCAAATAAGTAGTTTGGAAAGGTCTAAGAAAGCACTAGAAGAGTATTACAAAGACGGCTTAAATTTATTAGATAAAAGAGAAAGAGATGTTAAAAAGTCTTTAAAAGTTCAGGAGAATACTTTTAAAGATCTTATGATTACTTATGATACTGCAATTAAAACTTTAAGTATAAAAACAGGTGACTTAATAAAAGATCTGGAAAATCAAGAGGCTATAGTAGTTGTGCAATCTAAAAAGGTTGAAGATTTAAGAAAAAGATATGAAGATTTAGCTTATACATTTGGAGTTACTGCGGATGAAACAATAAAAGCCCGTGAAGAATTTGAAAAAGCTAGAGTAGAATTGGAGAGTATGGCTAATGCAGTTGGTGAAGCTAGCAAAAAAATAGCTGATGATATAAATAAATTTCAAAAAACCATTATGGATGCCTTAAAGGAAAGATACTCAAATGAATTGAAATTACAGGAAGAATCTATAAATACTGAAATTAAAAATTTAGAAAAATGGAAAGATGAATCTATAGAAAGAATAAATACAGTATATGATGCAAAAATTAAGGCTATTGATGATGAACTAAAAGCCTTAGATGAAGCTGAAAAAGAAAAGGAAAGACAAGAGAAAGATAATGAAGATTTAGATAAAATAAATAAATTAAAACTTGCTATTGAATATGAACATGATGAATTTAACAAAGAACAATTAGAAAAAGAGCTGGAAAAAGCTATAAATGAAAGAAATGATAGATTAGAAAAACAAGCTTTAGAGGATAAGAAACAAGCATTAAAAAATCAGAAAGATACATTAGAAGAGAAAAAGAAAAATGAAGTTAAAAATATAACGGACATATATAACCTTGAAAAGGCTTCGCATGAAAATAGACTTTCTGAATTAAAAAAGTTTTATGATGAAAAAACTAAAGAAGCAGCACTTCAAGCAGAAGCAGAAAAAATGATTATGGATAAAAGCCAGAAGGATATTATAGATTTACTATATAGTTATAGTAAAGATTATTTAATGGCAGGAAATACATTGGGAGAGCAACTTGTACAAGGGTTTAAGCCTAAGATACAAGAAATCAAAGACATGATAGCTAGTATAAATAAAGAAATAGCTAGCGCTAGAGAAAATGCATTACAACTGCAAAGTGCAGCTAGGAGCATTACTAATAATAATGTAACCAATAATGCTAATAAAACTAATAATTTTAATGTTAATGTACAAGGATATAGTGCTAGTAGAGATATAGAAAGTACAATAAATAGGTTGGCATTTACTGTTTAAGGAGGGAGCTACATGCAAAAATTAAATATAATAAATAGCAATGGTAAAGAGCTTATATTAAGTAGCTCCAAACCTTTTATATTTATAAGTATAGGAAACACTGCAAATAATAGCGCTAATATATACAGCTCCAGTGGAGCAGGCCAAGATGGTATAAGTATAAATGCTGTAACAATAAAAGAAAAATTATTACCTATAGTCGGTGGAATATTTGGAGAAAGCAAAAAAGATTTGCATAGGAAAAGGGCTTTTTTAAGCTCTTTTTTTAATCCAAAAGATATATTTTCTATAATCTATAAAGATGATGCTAAAACTAGAAAGATATTTGGAAAAGTACAAGATATAACATTCAAGGATGTTGTAGGAGTTACACAAGAGTTTTTAGTACAGGTACTTTGTCCTAACCCATACTGGAAAGAATTAGAAGAATATAAAACAACTCTAGCAATATGGGAAGGGGACTTTGAATTCCCTTTAGAAATTCCACAAGAAGGTATAGAGATGGGGCACAGAGTTAGTAATCTTATTTGCAATATAAAAAATATTGGTGATGTTGAATGTGGCATGAGAATACAATTTAAAGCACTTGCTACTGTAGTAAATCCCAGTCTTTTTAATGTTAACACTAGGGAATATATAAAAATAAATAAAACATTAAGTGCAGGAGATGTGTTGGAAATTGTCACATATGTTGACAATATACGTATTGAACTAATTAAAAGCAATAATATCAGAGAAAATGTACTCAATTGGATTGATTTAGATAGTGATTTTCTACAGTTGCAAGTAGGAGACAATATTTTTAGGTATGATGCTGAAAAAGGAATTGATAACTTAGAACTTGTAATTTATCACAATCCTTTGTATTTGGGGGTGTAGATTATTAAATTTATTAGAATATTAGATAAAGATATAAATTTATTAGGTATTATAGATTCTTACGAGAGTTTCAATATTACTAGGCGATTCTATAGTTATGGTGAATTTGAATTAAGGGTAAGTGCTAATAAACCTCACGTAGATAAGCTGATAAAAAATAATCTTATATTACTAGGAAAAGATTATAACAAAGTATGTATAATACTTCATAGAGAATTTGATTATCAGAATGGAATAGAAGATACTGATACACTTCTAATAAAAGGTATAACATTACAAGGGTTAGCTAAAAGAAAACGAATAGTTCCGCCAACAGATATGGATTTTGATAGTTGTGAAGGTAGTCAAGAAACAATAATGAAGTATTTTATAAATAAAAATTGTATTAATCCAACAGATCCTAAAAGAAAAATTTATAATCTAATACTTGCAGAAGATAAAAAAAGAGGAGTAAATGATCGTTGGCGTAGTTCTTATGAAAACTTAGCTGATAAATTAAAAACTTTAGGTTTATATAGCAAACTTGGTTGGAACATTGTACTAGATCATAAGCAAAAGAAATTTATATTTGATGTAATACAAGGGAAAAACTTAACAGTTAATCAAAACACTAACCCTCCAGTTATTTTTCGTTCTGATTTTAATAATATTTTTACAAGACATTATATAGAAAGTATAATAAATAGCTCTAATGTAGTTTATACAGGTACTAGAGAAGATAAAAATAAAATAGTGTTACAAATAGGTGAAGCTACAGGATTTGAGAGAATGGAAACTTTCGTGGATTGTAATTCGGATGATGTAGAAGAAATAAATCAGACAGGCAAAGCGAAATTACAAGAGCTTAAGGAAATTAAAACATTTCAATTAGAAGTTAATCCTAATAGAAATTTTTATTATGAAAAAGATTATGATTTAGGAGATATAGTTACTATACAAGATAGGAAACTAAAAGTTACTATGGATAGTCAAATTACCGAAATAATAGAGCAGTATGGTAAAGAAGGATTAAAACTAAAAATTACTTTTGGCAGTAGTATTCCTACGTTACTAGCTACTATAAAAAGGATGGTGAGATAATGGAGAAAAGTTTTGTATTTAATAGTATAAATGGAGATAGAAGATATAAAGCAGAAGACTTTGCATCTTACTTTGCCAGCTTTATTGGAGATGGTATATTCCCTAATCCATCAACGGGATTACAAGTAATAGATAATAATGATATGTCTGTAGCTGTACAAGCTGGTAAGGGATGGATAAAGGGATATTTTTATCAAAATACGGATGATTTTATATTAAAGGTAGATGTAGCAGATAGTTTATTAAATAGAATAGATAGAGTTGTTTTAAGGCTAGATTATAACAAGAGGGCAGTTAATTTATTTATTAAAAAGGGTACTTTTGCGAGTAGCCCAGTTGCTCCGTTACTGCAAAGAGATGCTGACATATACGAATTAGGGCTTGCAGATATATATGTAAGAGCAGGAGTTATAAGTATTATTCAAAGCAATATAACAGATTTGCGATTAAACAAAGAACTGTGTGGAATAGTGCATGGTACTATTGACCAAGTGGACACAACCACTATTTTTAACCAATACTTGGAATGGTATAAAAATATAACAGGGAAAACAGAGCAAGAATTACAAAACATAAAAGAAAATTTAGAAACAGATTTTAATGTATGGTTTGCTGATGTTAAAAATATATTAAGTGGAGATGTAGCAGGTAATCTACTTAATCTTATAAACACTAAAGTGTCTAATGAAGAACTTAATAAATTCAAAGAGGATACAGCTTCACAATTGGCTGATATTACGACAGATACTAAAAGGTTAACTAATGCTAAAGATATAACAGGCGCAATTAATGAACTTTTTACAAATGCCAATAATGGTAAAAAATTAATATCTGACGTTGTCGGAAACCCATTATTGGCTACTGATACATTCCAACAACAGAATGATAAGATACAAAGTCTTAAGAATGCTCTTGTTAGTAATCTAAATGTCAAAGGACAAGTGATCAGTAATGCTGAAAGCTTAAAGAGTTTAATAGATAAGGTATTAAATATCAATACAGGTAGGAAATCTGCAAGTGGTAAGCAAGACCAGAAGAATCTTATAAATGGTATAATTTTAGAGGTTAGTGACTTGGATTTCAAACCTTCAATAATTTTTCTATATGTTAGCAGTCATCTTTCTTATAATATTGCTTATTCAAACTCATCAGTGGGCTTTAAATACTGTTATTCCAGTGGGATTAGTTCAAACTATAACTACGCAGAATTCCCACTTTTCATTAAGTCTGATGGCTTTAGGTATGAAAATTTTGATACTAACTTTTGGGATATTCGTTGGTTAGCAATAGAATAGGAGGAGAAATATGCAGAGAGGAAGCTTAATAATCTATGACAATACGGGTAAAATATTTTTAAATACGGGTGATGCAGAAGGGGATGTACTCCCTCACACAGTACCAGAGGGTTTACCCTATCTAATCACGGAGTTTGGACAATTAGATAACAAGATTGTAAAAGGTATAGATGTAGAAACTAAGGAATTAATAACAGAAGATATTCCACACATAGAAACGCAAGAAGAAAGATTAAAACGAGAAAAGCAAGAATTAGAAAACCAATTACTTTTACAAGCAGACAATAATTTAGATGGAGGTATTTTATAATGGAAGTTAATATGGTAATAGTAAGAATATGTGCAGAGAGAATAACAAATAAGGGGTTAAATCCAAAAACACAAAAAACTTATATTTTAGATGATGTAACAAATACAGATTATAGAAAAGCTATAGAAGATTATATATTAGAACATACACCAGAAGTTTAGCCGCACATAGGAATAAGCAATCTTAGTAACTAAAATATATGTTAATATTATGAAAAAATGTAATAAATTTGACAAAACATATAGTTAAGTGTATTATATAATATATATAGCCTGTCCATCTAAATGAATATATACAAAAGGGGTGTTATTATGAAAATTTTTAAAAAAGTTTCTACAATGGTAATGGCTCTTACAATGTGCTTGATGATTTTTGGTGGTGATGTTGTATTTGCTAAAACTAATTGGGGAGATAAATTTGAGGATCCAGTAACAATATATCGACATGGTGGAGGTTCAGCTAATGTAATGGTACCAATAGATAATGTAAATGATAATGATTGGTATTTAATTGACAATTCTTCAGGTTCTACATTTAACTTCGGTGTTTTCTTAACTCCACCTCCAGGTATAAATTATGATATGCAAATTGTAAGAGTGGATGAAAATGGTGCTATTACACGTAGCACCTATGTAGACGATAATGGTCCAGGTAATTTGGATGGTTTTGGTACAGGAATTGAGGCAGGTTGTAAAATATATGTAAGAGTTATGTCTCATGGCAGAAATGATTATGATCGTAACAGACCATACGAATTAGAATTTATAAAGTATAACTAAATCAAAAAAATTAGTGTAGGTAAAATAGCTTGGCAAATGCTAAGCTATTTTTTTACAATAGATAAATAATGTGACACAATTAAATAATTTATAAAGGCAAAGTAGGCACCGAATAGGTGTTTTTATTTTGCCTATTTTTAAATAAGAAAGCAGGTGCAAAATGAATAAAGAAAATATTATTAATGGAATTGTAGCAGCTATAGGTACATGGTTTACTTATGTTTTTGGTGCATGGGATACTCCTTTGGTAGCACTAGTAGGGTTTATGCTTGTAGATTATGCAACAGGAATGGTTGCATCTTATATAAACGACAAGCTTAATAGCAAAATAGGTTTTAAGGGCATTTTGAGAAAATGCATAATTTTATTAGTATTAATTTTAGGAGTATTATTGGATAGGTTACTTAATGATGGGGCATGGGTATTCCGTACCCTTATTTGCTACTTCTACATAGCAAATGAAGGATTAAGTATTATAGAAAATGTAGGTAAATGCGGTGTTAACTATCCACCAGCATTAAAAAATGCATTAGAGCAACTGCAAGAAAAAGATATGCATAAAGAGCAGGAATAAACCTGTTCTTTTTTTTATTAAATTTTAGGAGGAATGTTTTATGTTATTTAATTTAAATCCAGGACATACATTAAGTGGTGGAGATGTAGGAACTAGAGGAATAAATGAATTAAAAGAAGAAGTATTAACAAGGCAATTAGTAGGGGAAATAGATAAAGAATTAAGAGGCAGAGGACATAGCACTAACATATGTAGAGTAGATTATGCATCAACATTACAAGAAAGTTTAAATAAACAAGTAGCTTTATGTAATTCAGTAAATGCAGATTTAAATATTTGCATACATTTTAATACTACAGTAGGTGGTTATGGATCAGAAGTATATACTTATAGTGGTAAGTATTTAGTAGAAGCATATCGGGTATTAGAACAGTTAAATAATTTAGGATTTAGAAATAGAGGAATTAAAGACCAACCTTTAGCACTAACTAAAAGAACTAAAGCCAAAACAATTTATATAGAAGTATGCTTTATAGATAGTTCTGGAGATGTAGCCATACTTAATAAATATGGTATGAATGGAATTGCAAAAGCAATAGTAAATGGTGTATTAGGGGTATCTTCAAATGTAACACCTATACCAAATCAACCATCTACAAATAATAGTTGGATTAATTTAGATGGTAAAACAGGTACTATAAGTACACCAAGCGGTGTAAATGTTAGGGAAAAGAAATCCACATCAAGTAAAATATTAGGTGCTTTACCTAATGGTGCAAAGGTTAAACTATATAGAAAAGAAGGAGAATGGATGCATGTATACTATCCTCCACATGGTGGATATGTTTATGGTAAATATATAAGGTATTAATTTTAAAGGGACTTCTATAATAGGAGTCCCTTCTTTTTTTTATTGGAAAAATAATTATAATTCACATAAATATTTCAATAAAGGGTGTTGACTTCTTATACTACGTGTAGTATAATTATAATTGTAAGGAGGTGAGGAAAAAAAGGTGGTCAAATGGATAAGAAAATTGAAAAAGCTTGATAAACTACTGGGAATAGTTATCAAGCTACTGGTAAAAATAACAATCATAATAATGCTACTGAAACAATTATATGATTTGTTATGAACACAGGGGAGGAACACTCCTCCCTTACTCTTATAATACCACCTTGAATGATATGAGTAAAGATTTAAAAGTATTATTTAAATTAGTACTAAAGATAACCATTAAATTAATTATTATAGCTCTATTAGTATGGTTGATATTTAAAATAGTTATGTAGGAGGTTTTCAAATGGAAAAATCCAAACAAACAATAGCAAACCAAAATTGGGAGAAAAAAAATAGAGAATATGCAAGTTATTTAAAAAGTCGAAGTAGTGCTAGAAGTTTTATAAGAAATAAAGCAACACTAGAGGACATAGAAGAATTTAGGGATCTATTAAAAGAAAGAGAAGAATTGTTAAAACAAGAATTGGAGGATTAAAAAAATGAAAAAGGTGGTTATAAGTTTATTAACAGGCTTATTAATAGGAGTTTCAACTAGATTTGTTGGTGTAGCCAATGCGGTTGAACCAGCAGAGGACAACTGCCCAGAGAATGGAGAATATATGTATTGTTTAGACAGGACTACACCATTATGGATATCTATATATGATGTACACGAAGAAGAAAAATTTATTTATTTTCGACAACCTAACAGTAATAAAATAATTAAATTAGCAGAATTAAAATAAAAACAAAAGGGATTTTAACCCCATTCCTAGAATACTCACATATACTGGAATGGGGTGGTATATGTGAGTATAAAAAATAAATTATTAGATATTAGACTAGAAATGGGCTATAAATTTCAAAAAGATTTTGCTGAATTCTTAGGAATAAGCCCATACCAATATAATCGATATGAAAAAAATGTATCTCAGCCAAGTGTAGAAATTTTATATAATATTTCTAAAAAAATAAATAAAAAAATAGAAGATATAATTGAAGTGGAAGAAAGCTAACACTTCTTTTTTTTATTTCTATAATTAACTAAGTAGTTAATTATTTTAAGTGGACAGGCAATATTTATGTAATGCTTGCATATAGTAGAAGTAAAGTAAGCATAAGGAGGATGTAAATATTGTTACGAATTGGCGTAAGTTTTAAACAAACAACTAGAGATCTAAAATTATATACTTATGTGAAAAGCCTAGAAGAAAAAAGTGATTTTATAAAAGATGCAATAGAACATTATGTTATGCATTTGCAGGAAAGGGAATAAGAATACCCTTTCTGATACATATAACTAAAGAAAAAAGTTATATGAATAACAAAAGAAAGGATGTTTTTTAAAATGAAAAAACTAACAGATTTAATAGCAATTTTTTTTGCTATAGGATTTTGTGCATTTATTATTCTAGGCATAAGTTTTATTGCGAAGGAGGTAGGTTTAAATCCTAATTTTGTACTGTCTTTAACAATTCTCTTTAGTATTCCAACAATAGCTACTTTTAGTTGGTTTATATTTTGTACTATATTTAAACCTAAAAAAGGTAAAAAGATAACAGCAGAACAGATATTTTACAAACAAAAAGTATATCCACTTTATTTAGAAACTAGAAATTGTTTTAGGATAGCTTTACAAAATAAAATGATTACAAGAAAGGAGATTTTAGGATTTAAAAGTATGCTAAATAAAGCACTTGTTGGAGAGCTAGGAACATACAAAAAATACAAATTTGAAAATGATGCACATGAAATTTACACTAAGCTAAAAGACCACCACATCCGAGAAACAGATATGGTAGCTTTAAAAGACTATATTACACCTTATGCGGTTGCTAGTACAGTATATAACATGCAACCTACTTCAAAACCTTATTTAAAAGTAATAAAATAAGTAACCAAACTTATTTTTAAAATGAGATTGAGAATATATACAAATAAACCACCATATTTATTTTTTATTCTCTTTCTCTATCCCTGTTACATAGTAGTTTAACCAGCTATTAATAATTTATACAGGAGGTCTATATGGATTTATTTTGGATAGATAAGACTATTTTAAAAACTATATTAAATTTAAGTTACTATAATTTTTTCTTGATAACCTTTAGTGGTTTAGTAGGTACTTTTCTTTATTGTGGAACATTTAAAGAAAGGGGAAAAAGAAAGTGATTACAGAGTTTGCATTAGCAGGAGCATTAGTAGGTGGGTACAATTATATAATTAGCAGTAAAAGAAAAGTTAAAAAAATTATAAAAGATACATTAGAAAATAATAATTTAGATTACAAGGTTATTGATATAGATAATACAGAGAATGGATATAAAGTTATAATTAGTTTATATGGAGTGGGGTTTGAAAAGCTAGAAAATGCAAAGGATCTATTAGAAAGTAGCTTAGGTAGCTATGTAGAAATACAGCAAAACGAAAATATAAAGACAGCTACAATATATGTTATAGAAGAAAAACTAACGGATAGTTATAAATATAGTACTGTTACTGTTAAATCATATGAGCTATTTATAGGGAAAACTTATACTTTAAAAGATGTAATATTAAATATGCGAGATTTACCACACTGCTTGTTTAGTGGAATTAATAGTAGTGGTAAAACCTTATGCATGGTAACAGCTTTAGTTAATCTAATACACTTTAATAGCTCTAGGGATATAGAATTATTTTTGTCGCAAGTAAGTGCTAAGAAAGATTTAAGAAAGTTTAAAGATATTAAACAGTGTCGTGGGTATGCACCAACATTAGAAGAAGCATATAATATGTTTAAATATCTATACCATGTTATGGAGAAAAGAATCTCTATGTTTAATGGAATTAAAAGTAGGTATGTAGATGATATATATGAATGGAATAAAGCTTTTCCAAACCGAAAAATGAGAATAGTTTATTTGGCTATGGATGAGTTTACTAGCTATATGCCAGATGCTTTAGATAATAAAGAAGATACAGAATTAAAAACTAAATGTTTAGATCTGCTTGTTAAACTAATACAACAAAGCAGATGTACAGGAATATATATACTTGCTAGTCTACAAAGGCCGGATAAAGAAAGCCTACCGCCACGTCTAAAAGCTCAGTTTAATTGTAAGGTATCTTTTAAGCAAAGTAATATAGCAAGTTCTCTTGTAGTTACAGATAATGAAAAAGCATTTAATTTAAAGCCTAAGAGAGAAGCTATAGTTAATTCGGATGAGGAATATTTAATAAAAACGCTTTATATAGATAACAAAATGATAAAAGATATTTTAGAACCTCATATAGATATGGACCACAAAAATTATTACAATTATAAAAAAGAATCTTTAAAAGAAACTAAGTCATTAACAGAAGCAAAACCTAAAAATAAGAAATGCAAAAGCAGGGTGAAAATATGTATCTAACAAATAGAGATAAGGAGATTTTAAAATTTATAGAAGAATATAAGAGCATTACAATTAACCAGTGTAGTAAAATATTCTTTTCTAACTGCAAACAAAATTATTATCAAGCTAGAAAGAGGCTTAGATTACTTTATAATAACAAATATATAAAGAGATATAGAAAAGATATGAGAAGTGAAGCTATATACTATTTAGATAAAAAATTATCTATACATGACTTAAAAGTGTTAGATATATATGCAGAACTAATAAATTTAGGGGCAGAAATAAAATATTTTGAAAGAGAATATACAATAAAATGTAAAAATAAAGAATATAGAGCAGATAGCCTTATAGAGTGTATAAAGAATGGGTATTTCTATCCTATCTTAATAGAAGTAGATTATACACATTTTACATCTAATAAAAAACTATTAGATATTTATAGCTCTAATTATTTTCAAAAAAAGTATAAGGATTTAGATGAAGATATTTTCCCAACAGTTTTAATTGTTAGACCCTTTATTTCTTCTTATAATAATAATTTACCTTTTAATATTATCTATACTACTATGTGCATAAATAATATAAACACATTATTTAACTAATTACTAATTTTCAAAAGGGAATTACTAATTACAAAAAAATATTACTTATTGTACTGTAAGCATGGAATAGCTTAGATACTAATGTTTAAGTTTTATTTTATACCTATTATATAGTTATTTATGACAGGTATAAATGATAGGTAACTAAAATTTGATAATTTGTTTACAAATATTACATTTTTGTTATAATTAAACCATATTACCAAAGGGGGATCAAGGACATGAAAAAAATACTATCCATATTAATAATAGCCATTTTAAGTATTGGATTGGTTGCTTGCGGTGAAGAAACCGTATTAAATTCAGAAGAAAAATCATTATTAAATAAGACTTATACTCAAATGTCAACGGATGAAAAAATAAAATTACATGATTTAATGGCTAAAAACAATTTAACAGAATCAGATGTGAAGAAAATAAAAAAATATATAGAAAATGAAATTAGCGATGAAGGAGAAAAGAAAACTTTATTATATTCATTAGAAAGTAATTTAAAAATAAAAGAAATAAAGTTAACTGATTTAGACAAGCAAATATTAAAGAAAAAGTTTAAGGAATTAAAGCCAGAAGAAGTAAATAGACTTAATGATTTAAAAAATAACTTTGATAAAATAGTTAATAAAGAAGATATAAAAAAAGATATAGATAGATTAACTAATGAAGAGGAAAATTTAAGTGATAAAGAAAGTCAAAAAGATAAAGATACCTTTGATGAAATAGAAGATATAGCAAATAATGAAATAGAGAAACTTAAGGCAGGCAAATATAAAAATTATATAAAAGAAGTAAAGTTAACTAACTTATATCCTGTTAATACATTCCAAATCGAATTAATTTTAAAAGATAAAAAGGATTTAAGAGTTGGTGAAGTTACTACTATTAGAAATAACTTATGCAGCACTATAGTAGATAATATGCAAAGGAAAGGTACATTAGAGCAATTAAGTAAAGTGGAAATGAGTATTAAGATAGAAGATAAGGATGTAGGTATTTTTATATTTAATAAAGGCAGCGGCTGGGACAAAGGTGTAGAACCTTTAAATTAATAACAAATAAAAACTCTAGAGGGTTAACCTTTAGAGTTTTTATTTATGTTTATCTATTACTTTTATTAGATCTAATAATAATTCCTTATTTTTTTTATTTTCTAAATTTAAATTATATCTTTCTTTTGTTCTACCCAATAAATAATCTAAACTTACATTAAATATATCTGCTAATCTTACTAAATTATTTATGTTAGGTTCTATAATTTCTGCTTCATAACCGGATACTGTCTGTCTAGATACGCTAAGTAGTTTTCCTAATTCCTCTTGTGTAAGTTCCTTTTCTTCTCTTAACTCTTTTAATCTATCCCCAAACAAAAATAATCCCTCCTATAAACTTCTATAAAA